TCTACAGAACACTATCGAGCACGAGCGCTTTTGCGCCTTGCTCCGCAAGGAGGAGGTCAGGAGCTACCTAGAGATCGGGAGCAAGTTCGGCGGCTCGCTCTATCGCGTCTCGCTTGCCTTGCCGCCGGGCAGCAAGCTGGTGGCGGTCGACCTCCCGGTCGGCGACTCTATTGCGAGCCTCAAAAGCTGCGTGCAATTCCTGCAAGCGGGAGGGCACGAGGCGCGCCTAGTGCTCGGTGATAGCACCGACGCGGAAGTGGTCGAGCGCGTGCGCGCGCATGGTCCCTACGACTGCGTGTTCATTGACGGCAACCATTTGCTGCCGTTCGTTATGAAGGACTGGGCGAACTATGGGCCGATGGGAAAGATCGTGGCCTTCCACGACATCTCATGGAAAGGGCCGAGGCCGGGCAAGGCTTCGATAGATGTCCCGCAATTTTGGGAAGCCATCAAGATCGACTACCGGCACGAGGAGATCAGGCTTGAAGCGCGCGACAATGGGATAGGTGTGCTGTGGAGGAATTGATCGCGACCGCCGCGCGCTACAGCAAATCCTCACGCGAGCGCCTCCTCGCCATGGCCGAGTCGGTCAAGCGCATCGAGCGCGACGGCATCATGGGCGACATTGTCGAGTGCGGCGTCTGGCGCGGCGGGAATATCATGCTCGCGCGCATGCTCGCGCCCATGCGGCTGTGCTGGCTCTACGATACTTTCACCGGCATGACCGAGCCGACCGAACTCGATGTCAAGAAGAAGGGCGTGCGGGCGATAGATCACTATCAAGAGAAACTCGCGAAGGGTAAGCCATGGGCGGCGGCCTCCTTGCATGAAGTGCAAAAATTCATGCGTGGCACCGGCACGCTCGATGAGAAGTTCTGCCGCTTCGTGGTCGGCGACGTTTGCGAGACGCTCAAGGTCGCGACCAACCTCCCCGAGCGCATAGCGCTCCTTCGGCTTGACACCGACTGGCATGCCTCGACCAAGGCGGAGCTCGAAGCGCTCTACCCTCGGCTGGTGCTGGGCGGCATTCTCATTGTCGATGACTACGGGCACTGGGAAGGCGCGCGCAAAGCGGTGGACGACTACTTTTTGGATCGCGCCCGGCCGCCCGCGCACAAGATCGACTACACCGCAATTATGATGGTGAAGGGACAATGAAATGCTGACGTTCTCGACATGGCTGTGGGGCGAGAAGTACGACATTGGCGATGTGCGCCGCTTGCGCTCGGCGCTCAACCGGCATGTGAAGGAGCCGCATCGCTTCCTGTGCTTCACGGATCGGACGTTCGTCGCGGACGAGATCGAGACAGCCTACATTGAGGATATGGGGCTCACGCGCCGCGTCGGTTGCTTTGCCCGGCTCCGGCTATTCGAGCCGGACTTTCAGCGGCGCGTGATCTGGCGCACCGCCAAGGAGATCGAGAGCGAGGCGACCCGGCTGGTGAATGTCGATCTCGATACCATCCTTACTAACAATTGCGACGGGCTCTTTCCGCGCGGGGTGTCCTTCAAAATCCTGCAAGGCGCCAACGCTGCGAACCCTTGCCCGTTTGTCGGCGCGCTATTCATGCTCAAGCCGGGCGCGCACCCGGAGCTATGGCACGACTTCTCGCTTGCGGCGGTCGAGCATATCCCGCGCCATGAGTTCGCCGACGACCAAGGCTGGATGTGGCATAAGCTGAAAGCCGCACCGGGCTGGCAAGCGGGCACCGAAGGTGTGTATGCGTTCCAGAAACCGGGGTGGCCGAAGGGCTTCGATCTCCCGGCCGACGCGCGCTTGGTAACCTTCATCGGCTGGCGCAAGCCGCGCGCCTTCAAGCATCTACCGTGGGTGCAAAACCATTGGCGATAGAGCCGAAGAATACGGTGATGTTCTATCCGCCCGGCTTGGCGAAGTTTAAAAAGTATTTGTTTGATCGCATCGCGGAGCGGATCGTTGCGCAGGGCGGCGACGTGCTCAAGCATGACTTCGATGCGGTCTATCGCTTGCCGCGCCATGCGGTGCCGATCATTGGTTGCTCGCCGCGCTTTCGCAAGCTGGTGCACGAATGGCCGAGCGAGGGGCGGCCGTTCATTTTTTGGGACCGAGGCTATCTCCGGCGCGTGTTCGCGACATGGCTCCCGCAAGGATACAACGGCGGCTATTACCGCTGGACGATCAATGCTCCGCAAATGAAGGAGGTCCGCGAGTATTCGGACGACCGCTGGAAAGCGCTCCGGCTCGAAGGCCATGTGGTGCGCTGGCGCAAGGGCGGGCGCGAGATCGTCATCGCGGACACCGGGCCGGATTACTGGGACCTCTTCGCGGATCGCGAATGGTCGGCGCGCGTGGCCGAGGAGCTAAGGCGATATACCGACCGGCCGATTCGCATCCGGCCGAAGGAGAGCACAATACCTCTGGACCGCGACCTTGCTGGCGCGTTCGCGCTGGTGACGCACGGGAGCATTGCGGCGGTCGAGGCGGTCGTGTTCGGTGTCCCGGTTTTCGTGGACAAGCAAAGCGCCGCCGCGCCTATGGGCCTAACCGATTTCACAAAGATCGAGTCTCCGGTATATCCTGACCGCGACGCTTGGCTTCGCTCGCTGGCCTATTCGCAGTATAACGAAACCGAGCTAGTCGACGGAACGCTTTTCCGGTTGCTATGGTGAGGGGCGGACAATGGCGCGGTTGCATGCCGGGCGCTTGGACCGGCGGATCACCATCCAGAGTCAACAGATCACGCAAAGCCCGAGCGGCGAAGAGGTCGTGGTCTGGACGCCGCTGGCAACCGTGTGGGCGGAGAAGGTCGAGAATGACGGGCGCGAGCGCTTCGCCGACCGGCAATTGGTCGGGGATCATATCGCGACTTTTCGCTTTCGCTGGTCGCAAGCGACCAAGCCGATCACCGACGAGCACAAAATCCTTTTCGACGGGCGGCAATTCGATGTGACGGACGTGCGCGAGATCGAGCGCCGCGTCGGCATTGAGGTTGACGCGACCGCGCCGGGCGAGGAGCGGCTCGCGCCATGAAGGATCTGCGCGCATGCCTCCGCTCCATCCTCCTCGCCGACCCGGCGATCAATGCCGCGGTCGATTCGGGCAATGGCATCTACCGCGTTTATCCTGTGATAGTGCCGCAAGGCGAGAAGCGCCCGAGCATTGTGCAGAACCTTATCTTTGAGGACGCGCCATATCACATGGCGGGCGACTCGAATTTTGTCGGCGCGCTCACGCAACTGGACTGCTGGGCACAGAGCCATGACGCAGCGGTCAATTTGGCGGGCTTGGTATTCGAGCGGCTGAGTGGCTACAAAGGGCTCACGCTCTACGGCACCGGCAATTCGCTGCAAATGCTCATCGGCGGAATTTTCCATGACAACGGTCGCGACGATTACGACGCCGTCGCGATCATGTATGTTCGGCGCCGCGACTATCGCATTTGGTATGAGCCGCGATGAAAGTCACGACGAAGATCGAAGGGCTCCGGGAGCTAAACGACGCCATCGAGGAATTGTCGAAGGCGACGGGGCGCAATGTCGTGCGGCGCACGCTGACAAAGGCGCTCTATCCCATGGAGCAACGCGCCGAGACGAACGCGCCCGTGGGCGAGACGCGACACTTGCGCGAGTCTATCGAGATCAGCGCGAAGCTATCGAAGCGGCAGGGTTCTTTGCACCGGGCCGAGTACGGCTCGAAGGCTATCCGCACTTCCGAGGGCTTCCGCATGGAGCCGCAAACGACAGTGTGGATGTTCATGGGTCCAAGCGGGTCGGCGAAATCGATCGTGCAAGAGTTCGGCTCCATCCATGTTTCGCCGCAGCCTTACATGCGGCCAGCTTGGGAAGGCGGAAAAGAACAAGCGTTAAAAAATATTCGCGATGACTTGTGGGATGAGGTCAAGAGAGCGGCGGAGCGAGTGGCCCGGAAGACGGCGAGGCTCGCGCGAGGCTAACCACAAAGGAGACCTATCATGCCTGCAAGCGGCGCAATGCTTGGCTACGGCTCTTCGTTCGAGATCGCGACGAGCGGCAACTCCCCGAGCGACCTGATCTCACTTGGCGAAATCTACAACATCACGCCGCCGAGCGCGGTGGTCGATCAGATCGACGTCACGCACATGCAGTCGCCGAACCGGCGGCGGGAGTTCATCGCCGGGTTGGTCGACGGCGGTGAGACCTCGTTCGAAATGAACTACATCCCCGGCTCCATCGGCGATACCGAGTTGCACGAAATCCTCGACACGCCGGTTGGGCAAACGCGGAGGCGCACGGCGCGCATTCGATATCCGAACGGCGTCACGCATACCTTCGAGGTCGAACTCCAAAGCTATGAGTCGGCGGTGCCGACCGACGACAAGATGAGCTCGACCGTTACGTTCAAGGTGACCGGCCCGATCACCCGAGGCTTCTCCACCTAATGCGGGTCAGAAAAAAATGAGGACAGCAAAATGAAGTCGTTTGACTATCGGTTCGAAACCGGAGGCAAAACCTACACGCTGCGTTATAGCTTCGGCGCTCGGCGCGCGTTCGAGAAGCAGTTCGGTCGCACCATGCCGAGCCTTGTCGGCGCGCTCTCCGATACGGCTACGCAAAGCGCCGAGGACATGATCCTGATGTTTCGTCTCTTGCTCCTCTCGTGCCATCCCGAAATGTCGGACGACGACATTGCGAACATGATCGAGGAATTGAGCGAAGACGAAGCAATGCGGATCATGAACGCCGCGTTGCTGCAGCAAGGTGGAGGGGAGGCGGGAAACCCTCCGACGCGGGGTCCGACGACCTAGAGTATTGGGCGATCTGGATCGAATACGAACTTGATCCGGACGCCTTCTGGGACAAGACCCCGCGCGAGATCGACTTGATACTTGCCGCCCGGCAGAACGTACTGATTCGGCGGCACAATGAACTGGCGTGGCTCGCTTGGCACACCGCCAGCCTTATGCGCGAGAAGCGAATGACGCGGCTCGACAAAATGCAAGTCAAGCGCAAGGTCGTGCGCAAGCCGAAGCCGAAGCCGCGCCAAAGCTGGGAGGAGCAGTTCGCGATCATGGAAGCGATGTCGCAAAGGCAGCAACGGAAATAGCACATGGCTGGCTCCTCCATTGTCGGCGCACTGCGCGTCATCTTCGGAGCGGACACCGCCTCCTATGAGGACGGACTCAAGAAGGCGAGCAAGCAAACCGAAGGCTTCGCCGCTGGCGTCAAGAAAATATTCACCGGCATTGCGCTTGAGCGCGCGGTCGAGAAGTCGGTCGAGGCGACGATCCATGCTTTCAAAGAAGCATTGAAGTCGGCCGACGATCTCGGCAAGGCGGCGCAAGCTATCGGCATGCCGGTCGAGGAATTCTCCGGCATGGCCTACGCCGCCAAGCTGGCGGACGTGGAGATCGCGCAACTAGAGAAAGGCATCGTCAAGCTGTCCCGCTCGCTGGTCGATGCGGGCTCCAAGCCGACAGGCGAAGCGGCGGAGGCATTCAAGAACCTCGGCATCAATGTGCGCGACGCCGAGGGCAAACTCATTACCGGCCGGGAGGCATTGCTCCGAATCTCCGACCGCTTCCTTGCGGCCGAGGACGGCGCGGCCAAGACCGCAATTGCCTACGAACTCTTCGGCAAGAATGCCGCCGCGATGATCCCATTTCTCAATATGGGGCGCGGCGGAATCGAGAAGCTCGAAGAGGAGGCGCAGAAGCTAGGGCTTACGCTTTCCAAGGGCACATCGGACGCGGCGCAAGAATTCAACGACAACATGAAGCGGATGAGCAAGGCGACCGAAGGGATCGTCTTGCAAATGACCGTGGGGATGTTGCCCGCGCTGAATCTTCTCTCCGAGGAATTCGTCAAGTCGAGTAAGAGCGGCAAGTCGTTCGAGACGGTGGGCACCGCTATCGGCTTTGTGCTGCGCGGCGTCGGCACAATTGTGACGCTGACGGCGTCGCAATTCAAATTCCTCACGCTCGAATTGTTCGCGCTGGTCGAGGTCGCTGGCAAATTGAAGTCGGGAGACTTCAGCGGCGCCGGGGCGGCGGTGCTCAAGTTCAAGGACGATATGGTCGCGCTGGCGCGCGAGACTGGGCAAACCGTCGCGTTGTTCACTGGGCTCTCGGCGGGC